TATATTTGATGAAGGTGTTACTGCTCCAACATTTCATGGTGATTTAGATGGTAGAGCTAATGAAGCTATTACTTCTGGTATAACAAGATCTCAATCTTATAGTGATTATCATGGCGATACTGGTTCAAATCCTGGCTGGTCTATTACAAATACAGCAACGCCGACTATAGTATTACCGACTGCAACAAATGTTCTTACATACCTACAAAAAGCTGCGGGTGGTATTCGTAAAGTTAAAATAGACATCGGTAATTATCTTAAAAACTTTATTGATAAAGCAGAAAGATATAGTGGCGTATCATCTAGAACAATGACGCCTGTTTCAGTAAGATCTAAATTAAGAGATAGTGCTAATAGAAATAATTCTACACTTATTGGTAATTTAATTTCAGAAGGTAATCTTTGTGAAGATTATAATACTCCTACACCTCCAGGAATAGGTAGAATAGTTGATGGTGAAAGTACATCATATGTTCCACCAGGCGGGGCAAATGCTAGAGTATCTACCAATAATGTTGTGTATATACCAAGAAATGCTGTTAAACAGTTTTTGCCAGATCCATTATATAATCCAATGAATTATGGTTCGAATGAAGAAATTACTGCTAAAACAAAAATTATGCCAGGTCTGTCGTTATCCAAATTTTTAGGTTCTGATGATTCTGCTAATATCAAGCATATTAGAGATCAAAATGTAAAAATTAATATAGTTAAGCATCTATATTTACAGGGTATAATTCTTAAAAAGATTCAAGAGAATCAAGATGAGTTTGATGGAGTAACATTAGAAGTAACTGAAGGACTTTATAAACCTGGTAATTCAGAGACAGTAACTGCAGGAACTATAAATGATTTAAAAACAAAAGGTAGAGCAGTTGTTTATAAAGCTGTTAATGCTAACGGCGTACAATCAAATAATAGGTTGTTCGATATAGCATCTTATTTAAAAGATACTGCTTATTTCGACCAATTAATATTATCATATGATACCATTGAATGTGATTCTTATGGAGTACCTATTGTTTCAGGCAGATTAATTATTACAATGCCTGAAATTGATGATGATTTTAAAGGCACGTTTAAAAGAGAAGTGTTTACAGAATTTAATACAAATAAACTGTCTCAAGGTGAATTAGTAGAGGTATTACCGTATAAAAGAGATAATACAAATTTTGAATTTACACTAGGCGGGAGTGAATGGGTATTGTTTAGAGGCGGTTTAAGCGATTTTAATAAAGATATCAAGCCTGAACTTTATAACAAAATTGTTGCTATTGCTAAGGCATTTGGACAACCCCTTGAAATAACAAGCGGTAGAAGACCGAGTAACAGTAGTGCCGGTGTTGGTAGTAAGAGTAAGCATGTTACGAGAGAGGCTGTTGATATTCTAACTCCGTTTAGCGATGCTGATACAGAAAGACTTATTGCTATAGCTATAGCCAATGGAATTACTGGTATTGGAATTTATAGAAAACGTGATCGAGGTGGAACAAGTTCATTTAATGGCGTTCATTTTGATATTAGAACAAATACAAAAGCTGCCTGGGGTGATAATTATAGCAGAACTACATTATATCGTTATCCATGGGCACATCAGGCCCTTGGTAAAAATGGTTTTCCTATAGCCTGAATTAACATATAAATAATGGTAAAAGAGTTTAACTATGGCGACAACAAGAGTATTATCAAAGCAGGACGGAACTCAGTCAGCTAGTACAATTATTACTAGCCGTACTAAATTATATCGTGATATTGATTTATCATTTACTGCAAAACCTAATGGTGATTTATACCTTAAAAAAGACGCTGCAGCCGTAACTCAAGCTTTAAAAAATTTAATACAAACTAACTTTATGGAGAAGCCGTTTCTACCAAACTATGGTGCAAATTTAAGAGCAATGCTATTTGAATTAGCTGATGACGATACAGAAGAAGAAATGGCTGAACAAATAATGAGAACAATTAGTGCATTTGAACCGAGAGCAAAAGTAGTTGGTTTAGATGTTACAGCTAATCAGGACCAAAACTCAGTAAGTGTTACGATTGATTATCAAGTAGTAAATACTGATGAGGTTATCTCATTTACAACATCAATATCAAGGTTGAGATAAATGGCAACAACAATTAGATCCACAGCTTTAGACTTTGAAAATATCAAAAGTAATTTAAAAACCTATCTTGCAAATAAAGATGAGTTTTCAGATTATAATTTTGAAGCATCAGGTCTATCAAATATTTTAGATGTGTTGGCATATAATACTCACATTAATGCTCTTATTGCTAACTTTGCTTTAAATGAATCATATTTACCTACTGCTCAATTACGTTCGTCTATGGTTTCATTAGCAGAAGGTATTGGTTATGTACCAGATACTGACACTGCTTCACAAGCCAAAGTTAAGGTTTCTTTTTCTACGACTACAGGCGCCAGACCTACTATTGTTTCTTTACCTGCTTATACTAAATTTAGTACTGAAGTAGATGATGTAAGTTATACATTTCAAACAACTGAAACGTTCTATGCTAATGATAATGGTTCAGGTTATTATGAGTTTCAAACAGCTAGTGGATCAAATCAAATACCGATTTATGAAGGCACTCTGAAGACAAAAACGTTTTTAGTTGGCGAATATGAAGATAATCCAGTTTATGTAATACCTGATTCTACAATTGATGCTGATACAGTTTCTGTAAAAGTATATGCAAGTGCTACATCAACAGCATTTATAGCTTATCAAAATATTCTAAATGCTACAACTATTAATGCAAACTCAACTGTTTATATTTTAAAAGAAGCTCCGAATGGAATTTTTGAATTATCATTTGGCGATGGAACGACATTTGGTGTTGCTCCTGCTGCTGGTAGTAGAATTGAGGTAGAATATCTATCAACTAAAGGTGAATCAGCAAACGGCGCTACCACTTTTACAGCTAATAATGAGTTTTCATTTGGTAATATAAACGAATCATTAACAATTACCACTCTTGCTAATTCGGTTGGCGGTAAAGATAAAGAATCAATAGAATCAATTCGTAAAAATGCACCATATCAATATGCTGCACAGAATAGAATGGTAACAGCAGCTGATTATTCATCACTTATTTTAAGAAACTATTCTACACTCATTAAAGATATTGTTTCATGGGGTGGTCAAGATGCACTAGAACCTGAATTTGGGGCTGTCTTTACATCAATATTGTTTGAGGATACAGTATCTGCTGAAACTCAAACAGCTACAAGAAATGAAATTTTAGAACTAGCAAAACAACTTGCTATTGTATCATTTAATTTAAGATTTGTGGATCCTATTACAACTTATGTTGAAGTTGATACGTTCTTCCAGTTTAATCCTAAGCTAACAGATTTAACAATCAATGCTGTTAAAAACAATATATCGAACGTAATACAAAGTTATTTTGATGTAAATACTGGCAACTTTAATCAAGCGTTTAGAAGATCAAACTTATTGACAGATATTGACGCTTCTAGTCCTGCTGTTTTATCATCAAGAGCAAATATTAGAATGCAGCAGAGGTTTACTCCTACTGCTCCTTCACTAGTAAAAACTGTTAGAGGTGTAGCTAGCACTACATTGAATAATGATCAAGTAAATGACATTGTGTCACTTATTGCACAAAATGCCTTTGTAGCAGCGGGTTCTTATATGATTAATAGAAACTTGACAAATAATAACTTATCAGAGCTTGTAAGCACATTTACAGCTGTTAAAAATAATGTGAGTCAGAGACTACTATTCCCTGTAGCTATAGCTGTCCCAGACGATGATACATATTCTGTTGTGTCTAGTGAATTTACATATAAAGCACAAAATTGCGTGATCAAAAATAAACTAGGAACTTCAACGCTACAAGTTGTAGCTTCTGCTGGTGGTACAGTGGTATTAGATGACGTTGGCAACTATGATGCAGCAACAGGTTCAGTTACAATTAACTATTTCTTGCCGACTGCTATATCAGGTGGTGAAACACAAATTAAAATATCTGCAGTACCAGCTAACCAAAGTGTAATTGATCCTACAAGAAACGAAAGAATTGTATATGATCCTAATAGATCTAATGTAACCCCAGTAATTACAGACGCGTCAAATTAATGTCATATCATAAAGATAAAACAGAATTAGATAATAATC